GCAAGAAATACATGCGTCGATTCCTGAATCTTAGCATTGTATGTTGTGTACTTGCTGTCTCCTGTCGATAGATCAATATACCCTGTTATATCATCCACAGTCTCCCATGTCTTATCGCATGAACCGATGATATTCGTCTCTGTCTTACAGAGCTGAATCTGACCGGTTATATTTCCGCCAATCATCTAATCACCATCCATTTAAAATCTCGCTTTCATATACGGCTTCAGGAATCCAAGAAGTGACTTTGGGTATCCCATAAGCGAATTATCGCCATCCATGTTGAAATACGTCACAGAATGTCTGCTAAGTGTCTCCGACTGAATACCGACCTTGTCCCTGTTCTCGATATCCCATTTCAGCATATTGGCTACACCGAGCTTCACATCCATAGGATATTTGACCTTCGTTACAAGTACACATATTTCATCCGAAAGTGGCTCATCAAAATCCATATGTGCATTGTCCATATCAATACCCTTAATCACATACAATCCATCGTTATACAACGATTCCGATATTTGTACGGTGTCACCCTCTGCAAACAGATTCGATGCACCCTGTAGCACTCCGCTCTTAACCTCTGCATTGAAACGTCTGCTTCTGTCTTGGAAGTTGTTATTCGTGTACTTCCGTATAAGAAGCTCCAGCGCCTGAAGCTTTGCTTCAAGCACCGGATCCTTCGCAGTAATATCGATATATGATTTCAACTCTTCAACGGTCATAATCATATGATCACCGCCTTACTGCTGCTTTGTGACAGTATATCCGTCATGTTCCTCAAACCAGGATGCCATGCGCTCGCTATCAATCACAGCCTGTCCATTTGCGAACTGGACGCCACCGGCACCAACTCCGCAATAAGCAGGCGCATTGTTAACGACTACAAGCCACTTTACAGCCTTTGTCTCTGTCTTTGCTGGCATATTTATCACCTATCCTCTCTTTGCTTACGCAATCTTGATATTACGAAGTACACCTGCATGCTGTGTATTCTTCAACACGGTTGCAGCGATCATCTCGACCTCTGCATCCTTCATTGTACCCGGCTTGCTGAAATCAGGCAGATACTTATCGATAACTGAACCACCATTCAGGCTGATGCCGTGGAATCCATCATTCACATCAAACTTGACAGCATAGATATCTGTCAGTCCTGTTGTTGCTGTCTCTGCTGATCCAATCTTTCTGCTGATTCCCTTCTTCACTACAGAATTTGCAGTTGCATTGCTTCCACTTACAGTGTAGTGGTTCTGCATATCAACAAGCTTGATACCATCAATCGTTGTAATACGCTTACCAAATGCCTCTTCGCTCTCCGTTCTGTAGCCAAGGACACGAGCAACAGTCTGAATCTTTGTGATTGTCTCCGTGTTTGTAAGAACTGCATCTGCATCAGTAGTCTTGATCAGAAGCGAAAGTGCCTCGTAGAACTCGTCTGCATTTGCCTTGATCTGGGCGATTGTAGACAGGTCAATTGACTTGGATGCACCATACTCTGTTGCAGTGCCAGCAATCATGGAATCCAGTCCCTGGAATTCCGGATGATCTGTCGATGCAGTTGTAGTAGCATCGCCATTGATCAGTGTGTAATGGAACAGAGAAACAATCGCCTTGATATGTTCCTCAATCTGATATGCAAGGTTGTCGAAGTTACCGGCTACTTTGTTAAGCACTCTGTCCATCTGTACAGCGCCACCCATGATAGCAAGGCTTGCTTCACACTCATGCTTTGTAGCTACAGAGTTTGCATAAGAACCACCAAGTTTACGGAACTCTGCTGTAGCCGGAAGCACCTTTCTAAGATACTTGTACTTCATTGTTGAACCACCGCCGGATGCTGATACACAATCATCAAATGTAAGCATCTGCAGTACGGTAGACTGTCTCAGAAAGATATCCACGATCTGCGAGAACACCTTATCGCTCATACCTTTCTTCATTTCTTCTAATGTCATTGCCATAGTTTTTCACCTTTCCTTTCTTAGCCGTTCGTTGCGGCTTCATACTGCTGTTTCAGCGCTTCTGCTAAATCCTTAGGCTCTGCAGAACCGCCAGCCGGATCTCCCTTGCCCAGCTTATTCTCAATAATCTGTCGACTTCCACCTTCTGAACTCTCGAAGTGTGCCGGGAACTGCGTCTTGAGGGTTGTGAGCATATCATCCCATCCTTTGATGTTGCCATCATCATCGATTTTGAGCTCTTCGCCCTTCTCTTTCAGCATCTCCTTGATCTTGAAGGTCATATAATCGGTATCATCCGTCTTGGCTGATAACAAAGCGACTTTCAATGCGGAGCTGACCTTTGTCTCTTCCAGTTCCTGCTGCAAGCGGGCATTCTCCGTCTCATACGTTGAAATCTTCTGCTGCATACCTTCATCACCCTTGGAAGCCTTCTTCAGTTCTTCAATGAGCTTATTTGCGTTTCCAATCTCCGTGTCTTTGCCGGTGATCAGACCATTCAATCTCTCGGTTTCAGAATCATACTTCTCTTTACTGATGTAATTTCCTTCCGACAGATCCGCAAATCGAACATGCTTGAGCTTGTCCTCTTCCTTCGAGTTCTGCTCATCAATCTTCGCCTGCACCTGTTTGTACAGTTCTTCTCCTAACACATCTTTCAGTTCCATAGTTTCCATCCTTTCTTGACTTTAATCGCAGTCACGCATGGCAGTTATCACTCTTGCCGGAGTAAGTATTCGTCACAGTTTAATCGCCTTAAGCCGATTTGGGCATAAAAAAAGACCACGTTTTTATCATGGTCTAAATTACATAATTATACATAGAAAAAGCACCCTGCTACTGCTGAGTGCTTTCGTCTAATTTACCTTTGAACTAATATAGTTCTCATATTCTTCTGGTATTCCAATATCATATTTTTTGTAATAGTGTAAGAAATCAGCTGGAAATGTAAAATCCCCATCTTCGTATATTCCTGCTTGCGGTATTTCTTCCCCATCAAATATATCTTCGGTAGACATAGGCGCAACAGCCGAAATAGAAAGACTTTCCAGATATTTTAATATCTTATCTCTGCTAATATGATTTTTGATTTTCTTATAATCATCAAAATCATCTTCGCATTTTCCATATTTCATTCCTTTGAAAAATCCAAAAAATGTCATATTATCACCGCTTTCCTTGTGGCTTAAATGTTTTCATTGTTCCACTTCCGTCATAGCCTACTTTGAAATGACCGTCCTCATAAACATACAGCACATCTGTAGGAGCTTCTACCTCAACGCCCAGCGAATTAGCGAGTTGTTGAGCAAACCCATCATCCGATGCGCCTGTACTGCATGATAACATTCGTACTTTTTGACCATTGTACTTTTCATTATGTGAAATAACTCTTGCCACATCTCTTGCAGACATATTTTTTCCTTTTTCCCCATATTCTATATAATCAGGGCTTCCATGCGCTGCAAAATCAAAATAACCACTTTTTGCAGGTATTTTATCAAGCACCTTTCTCTCGTATGGAGTTATCATTTTATTGATATCTGCTAACGTTATTGTACCATTTTTCACGCTATTTGCAAGGTATTTCTTATTTAGCCACTCATTCATAGCTACACCTAATTCATTAGGCTTTCCGAGCTGGCTGTTGGCAAATACTTCTGCAAAAAACTCTGCCTTACTTGTCTTTCCATATTCTGATATATTTGCGTCCAAATCAAATGCAGGATTGTTTCTTTTCGCAATTGCAATTATTTCATCATAACAATTATTTTGAACAGTTTTTTGAACATCTGCATACCACTTATATTTTGCCTTGTCCGTTTTTGCGCTTTTATTTACAAATGCAAGCATATCTGAATTTTTCCAACCAAGAGACTCCATATAGTCCTTCTTGATAACATTCTGTAACATATGTCCATATTCATGAGTTACCGTTGCTATGGAAGCTTCTTCGTTTGTATGTGAAAAAGGCATTGAGTATCCACTATCCATATCTTTGATTTCCTTCTTTATCAGGGAATCTCTATTCGTATAACGTTTTTTATTCAGAACCAAATATTGACTTGCTGGTGATAATCTGCTGCTATTCACATTTCCGGCGAAATTACCTTCGTCTACATCAATATCTACAAAATCGGATTTATGTATTACTCCGAATTTGCTTTCCAAACGGATCAGCTGATTTGTATTATCCACAATCAGTCTTTCGTCCATTGAATCTATATTACAGTTTCTAAAGCCAATTCTATTCTTTAATGCAGTTTTAGCTTCTTCTGCATTCTTAACAAGTGTCACTTTCGGTTTATACATCGGATTGTTATCCAGCAACCGCTTATACTTCTCATATTCCTTATCTGTCATGGAATTAAGCATCTTCTCGAAGTTCTTGCCATATTTCTTCTCCATCGCCGTAACGTGCTGCATATATTCGATATTCTCATCGGACCAGTATACCTTCTTCCACTCCGCATACTCTTCCGGAGATTCGAAAACGACTGTTTCTTTCGAGAAGTTATCCATCTTCACAATACCGCAGTTAAGCGCCCATCTCGCTCTCTGATCAAGGCAACATCTGCAATTACAATCCTGTGATGGATCACCAAACAATCCCGGAGCTTCTGCCTTATATCCGGCAATCTCAAACATCTCGCCGACTTCTCGTATCTGTCCATCCAATTCTCGGTGCTCTGATCTTGTTCTTCCATCAAGAACCGCATTCCATTGCTTTACAACCTCTGCACCACGATCGATTGCTCTCTTCTGTGCGTCCAATGCGGCACGATTCTGTATGCGGTGCCCTTCTGTCCGGGCAATTCGGATTGAATTGTTGTACGCTTTCTGGAATGGCGTATGTTTCATATTCCGTGCAAGGTTCGATGCAATGTTGCTCCACGTCATGCCCTGTGCAATCCCTCTCGATACTTCCTGCCGCACGGCTTTCTTGATTGCCTTTACATCTTCACCCATTCGGTCATACAGAGACGTGGATAGCTGAGAATCAAGCAACACCGCCCTTGTCACAGCTTCTTGGTCTATTGGCATCACAAGAGGGATTCCCTGCCCTTGCATATCATACATAGAGCCAAGGTATCCATCCTGATAACTCCGTGTCAGATAATCAGATACAGTTGCATATGAATCTGATTGCAGATTTGCAAGTGCTCCTTCCAACTGCGCTTTGATTGCTTCCTGGTATTGCTTTTGATATATGATTGACTTTAAATTCTCTGGTTCAAGATCTGCCCGCATTGATAACTCCTGTATCTTTGCTTCACAATCTCTTAGAGCCTGCTCATATACACTTTTTAACTGTGCAATAACCTCTTCTTCACTATTCAGCTGTGCTTGTAGAACTTCCTTCTGTCGCTTGTTCACTCGTCACAACTCCATCCAATAGCCGCTTGGCATCCGCTGTATCTTTTTCTGCGTCCTGCGGCAGCTTGTCCTTGATCTCTTCATAGTCAATATCTAACTCATCACAAATAGCCTTGATAATCGTCTCATCATCTAATGTATCCGCTAATGACATGATCGTGTTGATTACTACCTGATGCGCCTGCGCTTCCGTGAGCTTGATCTGTGCATTCTCCTGCGCATTGCTCATGATCACATGCTCAAACTTGAAATATACGTCTGAATCCTGATAACCCTTCTTCTCTGTCTTATTGATCTCTTCAATTACAATCCGTACAAGGTGCCGGAGCAGTTTCTTCAACCGGATCTCCAGCTTGTTGCACTGCAGTTCCAAGAGCGAATATGCCGCCTTGATAGCGATATTCGTTGTTGCTGACGTATCTTTCAATCCGGCCGTATTCAGACCCATGCCGAAACGATAGATATTCTTCTCATCAAGCTCCATCTTCTCCTTACGTGCCTGATACGGCACATCAACTGTCTTGATGTCGACATCGCCATTCTCTCCTGTGCCGATAATCTTCTTTGTCTTGAGATTTGTCTGCAACTCATCCATGTTATCGCCTTCGTATCCCTTAACCACATGCAAAGGTGTGTCGAAATCAATCAAGTTATTGGATAAGCTCGATGCCATCAGATCATAATCATCAATCAGCGGTTTAATCGGTCGCAGAGACGAATGTTGCTTCTTGTTATTATCCAGCCGGAAGAACGGAATAAATCCGAGCGATTCATAGTATGTATCATCTTCCTTCCCGCCATTCTTCTTGTACAGGATATGCGGTCTTGGATTGATCTCTACGGAATCATCAATCATGAGTTCGCCGTCGTCAACCATCGCATAGTATGTCGTATCTTTCTCACTCCACACCTGCACACGTGTTATAACCTTGTGTCCTTTATCTATACGGTCCGTATAATAGTAAATCACATATGCACATCCATCATCCGTGTCTTTCTCACGCACTTCAACCACACCCATGGAATCCGCTGTAGCAAATGCATATCTGTCATTCGCATCCTTGTATGCATAAATGTACGAAAATCCCTTTACCTTGCAGTCTGTGATGCACTCCGCCAGCTCATCCATGAAGATATCATTGTTATTGAAATACTTATCCATATGCTTCTGGAGCTCTGGATCATCCGATCGCACAATGCGTTCTCCGTTTCGATTGCCGGATAATATATACTGCACCGCCTGATCTACCAGCTCCGTAAAGAAGAGGTGCGGTATCTTCACATTGCTTCGAGTCTTATCTTCAACCAGATTGCCATCTGCATTGTAATAAAATAAACGGTACTGCTTGATGTCATTGTCGCCGTCATAATACCGCTCACCGACCTTTGCAAACCGCTTCTTCTCGCTCGTTCTATCGTCGTCTATGAACTTTTTAATCTCATCTACTGTAAGCACATTCTTTGCCCTTTCTAATTAAATAAGCCATGGACAAGGCTTGCGCCATCCTTCGATGCCATATCGAAGTGCCGCCATCGCATCATCCATGATTGGAACCGGCTCGTCAGTATACTCACCTGTTCGCTCGTCCTTTTTCCATTTCCATTGTTGCAGCTCCTTAATTGTATTTACACAATGAGGTGCAACAAATATTCTTCTTCGTATAATGTGGTTCTTATCGACCACGCCCTTGAGCCAGTCTATCTGAGCTTTGACAGATCCGGCGGAACCGCCCTTATCAACGCCCTTGGCACGATAGCCAGCGCCCTTCCATGTCTTGATTCTGTCCGGCTCTGCGGAATCGCACCACATAGGCTTATTCGTCGGTATAGCATGCTGAATCGCCAGCGGAATGATCTCCGCTGTTTCCTTCTCATGCACATATATCTCATCGAGAATGTATATATCATCATCCTTGATACCCAGAAGCAAGATAGCGTTCGCATGGTTGAAACCAAAGTCTTGACCGATTGCGATATCATCATAATCATTCAGATTCTGAGATACATCTGTGACTTCCCAGTTATGAAGAATCAAGCCGCCTATCTCGCCCCATTCACCCAAGCCATATATCTTGTATCCTTCCGGATCTACTTCTTTTCTACGCATCATACGCCGATGATACGCCGCATCAATAAAGCGGTTACCAAGATATGTACTATGGTGTGTCAGCACGTCCGGATCATATCTATCAAAATAGACCTTCTTTATCCAATGATTCTTATTCACCGGGTTGAAGGTCATTCTAAGCTGGTAGAACTGCCCGGGCGGCAATTCTCCACGCAATCTATCATCTATAATTTCCACATCTGCCTGCGTCAGTTCTGTTGCTTCCTCGCACCACACATCTGTGAGCTTTCCCTTCTGGAATGTGATTGACTTAAGCTTCTCTCGTTGCTTATCATCATTCATTCCACGGAATATAATCCTGTTGCCATTCGCCCGGCATTCAAGCGACAACGGCGATGTGGTCATCTTCCAATATCGCTCCGCCTTGTCTCCAAACATCCGATACACGGCACCTGTGAGCTCTGCATAGGTGCTGTCTCTGTTTGTGATATCTGACTTACGGACACACACAAGGTTCCTGCCCTTGTCCTTCATTAGCCGGAGAATGTAGTTCTGCGCTGTGTCAACGCTCTTTCCTGAACCGGCAGAGCCTTTCATCACAATATATCGCTTCGTGCTTCGGTCTACCTCCCGGAAACACGGATTTGCCTTTACATTCAGATTCAATCGGCATCACCGCCGGTATCTTCTTCATCTCCATAATCGATAGTCACATTCAATTCCATATCGACTTTCTCTTCCACCTTCTCGGTGTACAATCCATATCGCTTGCCCAGAAGCTCCGCCGCCTTCAGCTTGTCCTTCTCAGATGGCTCTTTCTCCATCTTCCGAGCCTTTGTGCTTCCATCGCCCAAGCCTTCAATCACAATCTCTGTCGATTTGCTCTGTCCACGAAGCACGGATGTAAGATACTTAAGTACCTCATCCTGATTGGCAATCAGTGCCGCTTCTTTCTCCGCCATCCGGTTTTCTATATATTCTCTGATTACAAGTTTTGACAAGTTTTCAGTTCCGATTCTATTTGCCGTTTTCTTTGAATACCCTGCTCTGATAGCTGCTTGTGTGGCATTCAGATCAATCAGGTATTCATCACAGAATCTCTGCTGTTTGGCTGTAAGCTTAGCCATCACAATCACCATCCTTTACAATATCCATCCAAACAAAAAGCCTACCGCACCGGAGGATATGATCAGCTAAAGAGTACGGCAGGCATAAAGCAAAAGGCACCATGCAAAATGCACGATGCCTTCAACTTCCATTTATGATACATTAAATATAACACAGATTTCTCGTCTCATGTTATACAAATAAGTCAAAAAACTTACAACTTTTTCACAATCTTTATACTGATTTTAGGTGTATGCAATCAAACTATACCCTCTTTTGATGCATGCCACCACGTCTTTCAGTAGATTTTCGTCAACGATACTCTCCAGCATATCCGTTACAGTCTCTGCTACATAATCCACATTGTAACTGTTAATGCTGCGATCAATGATATCCGTCACAACCGCCATATCATACGGTACATCCATGCCGACACTCTTGTATGTTTCAGCATAACTTTCCAATCTGCTCTTTAATCTTTCCGGATCAATCAACTTTCCCATAGATTTTACCACCTGCCTTTACAATCTCGATTGCATCATCCAAATTAACTACAATCTCTCCGCCCATGCCGGTATTCCCGAATCGTTCGTATGAGACTTTCTTTAGTTGCCCTACTACTTTGTCAATGTCATAGGCGGTAGGCTGGCTTTCAATAATATCTTTAAATATTGGCACATTTTCTGCTAAAGGTATCTGTTCCAATAAATCCTTAACTAATACATCCGCATCAATCAATCTCATTTTCATCACTCCAATCTAATTTCTGTCCGCACTGATGGCAGTAAACTAAATCACTTCTGATTATTCTTCTTTCGCATACTGGGCATAACCATAATGCTGTACAACCTAAATTTGCAATATATAGCGGTTTCTTAGGAATCTGCTTTTCAAGTGCCTGTATAGCAACATCAACAGCATCGCGCAATACCTTAGAATGTATTTCACCGCCTATTTTTAAATCAAACTGTATTGCTTCTATCGCTTCACTCTCTGTCATATTATCCATCGCTTTCTAATAACTCTGGATTGTCAAATATATTGCCGATAACTTCTACGCATTTTCTTTCTTCCGTATAAAATCCTAAGTTACAGTAACAACCCCCACTCTCCTTATGGATTGCATAACTGTAATCCAATGTCCAGTCCTCATTGCAATATTTTACAATCTCTGGGTATGGTTCTTTTCTATCGCAAATATCATTCTCCCAAATCAGCTTGCCGTTCTTGTCTTTTAAGCCGGTACATTGGCAGATGGTGGACGGGTTGACTTCAATAGCATATATGTCAGCCTCCCACATATTTTCTTCCAAATAATGAACTCTTAATATATTTTCATTGTCGCTTATAAGAATTACGGTTTTTCCTTCGATTTCAAAAGGAACTCCATATACCCATTCTCCATTATCAACTCTCTTCGCCTTGAATAAATATCTATCTTCCATGTTCTCTCCTTTCGGTGCTTATTTGACTATGGATATATTCTTCTTCATTCTTTCCTTTTCACGCTTCTCTTTTGCTTCTGGGAAAATAAAATCCATAGCGTCATTCCAACCATTTGTGTAATTATGCTCGATGATGTAATCTTCATAATTTCCCATTGTTGGTGTGCTTCTGTATAATGGCTTTTCAATCATTTTCTTCACCTCTCAATTCTTCGAAATAGAATTTTACATCGTCAGACACATACTTAACGATTCCAAACCGCTCCGCCACTTGATAAGGTATGCTGTCACGCATAAGCCTTTTATGTATTTCTGAAAGATACTTTCGAAATCCCTCGACATCTAAAGTGGCTTTATAATGGTTGCAGCTCCTACAAGCTGGCATGTAATTTGATATATCATCTTCCCCTCCAATTCTAAGCGGCTTTGCGTGATCTACCTGCATATCCTTATATTCGATCTCGCAACCGCAATAACCGCATCTATGGTTACATTTTTCATATACTAAAAGCCGTATCTTCTTTGGAATCGATTTTCTCTTGTTCATCACTATGCATCATCTCCTCCTTTTCGCCCGCTTTACAGCATCTCGTTTCATATCCAGATAATCGCTCAAAGCATCTTTTTGTTTTCTGATACACTCATTTTTCTTCCGTTGCTCCGTGGCGAATGCTTTGTAGCCTTCACACTCGCCATGGCAACCTACCTTTCTGTCCGTACATCCTTTACATGGATATTCACTCACAGCTTCAACCCCTTCCGAAAACGATACTTCCCGCTGTTCTCCGGAAGAGCTTCTAATGTATCAAGCACGCCCTGAACGTGAGCAAGTGCCCTTCCATGCATGGTTGACGCCCACGAATACGATTTCTTGTTGTCCGCTGCCACATCGTCAAGGTCTTTGCCTTGAATGTAGAGCTTGTGCAACACATTGTACTCCTTGACCGGAATCTGCTGAATTACTTCGCTGATCTCGCTCTTAACATCTCTAAGCCTTGCCACATACTTATCAATATCTCTTGCAGCGTCAATAGCCATTACGACCGAATCTTCCATCTTCTGGTTGGATCCGGACGACTTCACACGCTCTCCATCCGTCTGTCCGGACAATGAGCTTGCCAATGTAAGCCACTGCTCCCGCTCGATCATCTTGTTTGTGATCACAGCATCAATCTTCTGTACCTGTTGCAGATAGTTCTTTACTTTCATTTTCTTCAATAACTTCACTCTCCTTTATTTTTACACAAAAAAATACCAACCATCGAATAATGATGGTTGGTATCAAATACATACACTTTTATGCTCTGTACCTAGGATATTTATCTTTATATTTTTGTCCATTTTCACAATACGGACAGTAGAAATAATCTTTTTTGCATCCTTGTGAGGCTTTGTCATAAACTTGATCTGCGGAAAGACATCCCATTTTATCTAGTCTATCATATTCTTCATCAAATTTATCCATGTCCTCTGCACTTATAGTGTCTACTACACCCTTATTTTTGCATGTTAAACAAAACTGTTTTGTGTTATCAATTAAACCCATGATACATATCCTCCTTCGTATTGGTAAGGATATTATACCACTCCAACCATCATTATTCAATTTTCAAAGTTCAAATTTCGACGCTACGCAAACATCATCAACTGTCCATTTGCTTCCTCTGCAACTCTCATATTTGCTGTTCTTCTTGCAACACACATTTCCGGCAGATTCGCCCTGACAAGTGCAGCAGGGATTGGCGGGCACACTGCATTGCCGCATCTTCTTACCTGCTCTGTTCTCGGATATGTCTTGCCAGTATAATCATGATCAATAATGTAATCTTCTGGAAATCCCTGACATCCATATAACTCTCGTGGTTCCAACATTCGAAGTCCGATATCCACAATCTGATAATCAACACCCTCAATCGTTACAAGACCAAATCTATCCTTTGTTGTAACCGTGTCTAATGGTTGTTCAATGTCCTGTCCGGTAGCATCACCATAGTATTTAATCAGAAATGCCCGGACTTCGCCAAAATGCCCCGCAGACGTTGTCACTGTATGTAACGGCTCTCTTTCGTCCTGTCCGATGCATGTCTTATAGAACTTACTGAGAAACGATGTAACCAGTCCGTACCGGTTCGAACCATCAACTGTCATGATCGGATCTTCTATCGTCTGTCCTCTCACTTCTCCCTGAGCAGTTTCGGAATGGTACTGGATCAGTGTAGGGCTTATTAAACAATGCTCATTCTTACTTACAATCGTGGTAAGAGGTTCTCTCACATCCTTGCTCCTGTCTACCGTAAATCCAGTCTGTCCGATCTGCACCATATACGGCTCTACAATTCCGTATCCATGCTTTCCTGTAATAGTTGGCATCGGTTCCCGGATATCATTAGGTCTGCGTTCTCCGCCATGATTGCACTGAATAATAAACGGTTCCGGGTTATCCAGTACAAATTTCTTTAATCCTCTTGCTATCCTTTCCATAGTCTTAGGTGCCAACGGTCTGACCGCCCGTATGCCGTATTTTTCCTTGATTTTCTCGGAAGTATCAAATATGGACGGACAAGGCAGGCTAAAATCAAGTTGCGTGTATGCTCCAACATAAGGTTTAAGCAACCCTGCCTTGACTTCCTCACTGTCCGCCGGTGCATGTGTAGGCTCTGGCCATACGATTGATTTTCCATCGCAGCGTGCAATCATAAAGAATCTCTTTCGCATTGTTGGAGCTCCATAGTCCGCTGCCACAAGTTCTTTGAATTGTACTTCATACCCTAACTCTTCAAGCTGTCTTACAAACCGTTCAAAGGTCTTGCCCTGTTTGTTCTTAATTGGGTGATGGCGTCGGTTTAATGGTCCCCATGTTCTGAACTCTTCTACGTTCTCAAGCATGATCACTCTTGGTCTTACAAGCCCCGCCCACCGGCAGGCTACCCACGCAAGACCACGAATATTCTTGTCTTTTGGTTTTCCGCCTTTGGCTTTGCTGAAATGTTTGCAGTCCGGCGAAAACCAGGCAAGTCCTACCGGATTTCCTTTACATGCT